AGATTGCGACCCCATAAATCAGTTATGTTTCCGCCTTTTACACTCTTTTTCCCTTTAAGAGTTCTCTTTGGAGTTCTCTTTGGAGTTCTCTTTGGACCCCTCTTTAATGTCTTTTTGCCTTTTTTTTGTATTTTTTTTAACTTACCAGTTTTATGTACTTTGGTATGTGTTCTAGACATTTAATATATAAAAATTAAATAAATTCAAAGAACTTTAAAATACAAAGAACAACCACCACAATAAGAATTATCAAGACAATATATAATTTTCTCCAATTTCCGCGTATTTTTTCTTGAAGCATTAGTGATTCTTCTTTATATATTTGTTGTTTTTCTTCGTTTATAACGTGAGTATCACCGCCAACGATTATTTCTTTGATGGTTTCGTGATATTTTTTTACGTCTCCTTCGTATTTATTGTAAATGGCATTTATCTGTGATGTCCTGGCATCATATTCACTTTGACACTTCACGAGTTCATCCTTGACATTCTTAAATTTTGTCTCAAGTGCATTATATGGTTCACAGAATTTACCATGCATGATATTATTTACGACTTCAACGGGAACATACTTATTTATTTCATCTTGTAAGGTGAATAATTTATCATTCAGTTCAATAATATTATTCTCTAAGGATTGTTTATCTGCCCGACATATTTCTAATTCATCATTGACCTGATCCGTTTCAGTTTTATTTTCCGGATCACACGATGGTTGATTAAACCGAACATACACATTATCTCGATTTTCTGTACAAAACATGTTTTTTTGGTCTTCCGTTAAATGACTTTCTATAATACTATAAGGTATCGCAAATGACCGGCTCTTCTTTTCTTCTTTTCTCCTTTCCTTTTTTTTTTGTTGTCTTTTGCTTCGCCTTTTTATCTTTAAGCCCATTATTTAAGTAAACCAAAAAGTTTAATAACCAAATAGATCACCAGAATAATTAAAACCGAAAATAAAATTCCAATTACAACCTTAATAGACTTGTTATGAATCTTAAATGATCTTGTTTGTGCTGTATCAGATGTCTTATCATATCTTGTGTTACTTTTGTAAATAGTATCGTTTATAAGTATCCTTTCCGTTTCTAATTCATCATTTACCGGCTTTTGTCCAGGGTTGAATAACATACTGGTAGCTTCTGTTGTAAAGTGAGGTATACTTAATACAGAATCAACCGTCACGTAAGTTCCGTCAATTTTTCTATACCACTTAATTTGATTATTTTCATTATTTTCAGAATATCGACAATTACTTCCATCCATATCTATTATTTCTATTAAATAATATGAAACTCGGGGACGGATATAACATAAAAAGTACAAAGCTAAAGATTAACTTTAAAAAGTCCAAAGCAAGCGACGTTATAAAAAACTTAGACGATTCTATTTTATATCAAGTCGGCTACATGATGAGTGGAAAATCAATAAAGGGAAATAAAGACCTTGCTCTCGGTAAAAATTACTTTGTAAAAAACGGGAAATGTGACCAATTAACATCCGATCCCGATTGTGCAGATAATGATAAATACACATATGTCCGAAATATTGGAAGTGGAAACATACCACCGATGGGAGTATCTTTCCCCGAATTGACAGGGTGTAATTTAAATGGTCTCACCGAAATGAGAGGTATTGTACCTTCTATTATCGAAGACATTTATGATATAAATCCTTATGAAATTTCCAAAGGTATACTTGGAAAAGATAATCTAGGAAGTAGTACATGTAAACTTATGACATTACCCGTTGGAAGAAAAATCTACGAATCAGATAAAGAAGGAAAAACATGGAATATGGAAACAAAATGTACCGCGAGTCACCATACAAGACAAGAAACTTCGGATCAAACCTTAAATAAGCGTATCAAAGAAGCTAACCCCGATATACCAAATGCGAGTATGCCTTATCCCAGTGTATTTTCTGAAAATTTTAAAAATAAATCCTCGTATAAACGTGATATATTAAGACTACTTTTTATCATCGTCGTTACGTTGTGTATTGTTCTCGCCGTAAAACTATGTTCGCGATTCGTTAACTAACTATTAACTAGTCCAACTAGTCCAAAAATAGAGACTTTATAAATAATATATCCTTTGTATCGTCTATATCTAGGTCTTTAAATTCATCACCAAAATAAACATGTATATCAGTGCCCCTAATATTTAATTTTCTTTTTTGTGTAAAATAAGGAAATTCATATTCAAATTCTTCCATGGATAATTTGGAATATATTCCTATCTCACTATACTTCGGATTCTCTTGGTAAAATAATTGAAATATTAACTCATTTACTAATGTCAGAGTGTCTTTATCACACAATATACTAATCATAATATAATTTAAACATTCCCACTTAATTAATGACATTCGATCCGGAAGACTTAATAAAATTTATCACCTCGGGAGACAACCAAACCGACAACCAAAACGACAACCAAACTGAAAGTAAATACACATATATTGGTGGTAATACTACAAATACAAAACAAGAAGATACGATACAGGATATATGGGATAATTCAATAACAAATCCACATGACTTTAACTTGAGCTGTGGTGCAACGAAGGTATATTCGGATTCACAACCCGAAGTTCCCGAAAAATTCAATGCCAAGTCCCTAGAAATCGCAAATAATAAGAACGAAATAAGAAAGACATTTATATATACAGATGATGCTATAAACTCACAAAAAGAAACAAAAAATGTATCGCGTCATAAAGATATTGTATCTAAACAAGTACATTCGTTAAAGAGGAGTGAAACTTTCTTTTATGTAGTTATTGCATTCATCATTCTATTCTCAATTTTACTAGGCTTCCTATTCAGGATGCGATAGAACCGATAGTTCCGAAAAATGGTCTTTTAAGTCATTGTGATTCTCCGCAATAAAGCTACAAATCATATCAAGTAACTCCTGTTTTTTAATATCATATATATTATCCGATATATTAAGTCTAATTGCCCAATATTCCAAGTCCTTTTTATTCATTTTCTTGAGTTGAGTTATATGTTTTTGAATATGAGGTGGGCAACCAGCAATCATAAGTTTCTTTGTTTTCTCGGGCTCAATGTCTTTCATGTGAAATAGAACCGGGTGTTCCATATTACATGGTCGCAAATGCTCAGTTCCATTTTTATGAAGAATACATCCACACTCTCCGTCATCATCCCAGAAAAAAAGCGAAGATCTATCCTTATCCCAAGATGAACATCTTACATATCCTTCCTTTCTTACAATAAATATATTCATGTCGAGAAAATCAGACCATACGTGCAAGAGTACTGGATGAAATGATATATCCGTCTCATTTACAATAAGACTATACAAGTCATTCCTCGTAATAGAGTAATACTTGTACACCTTCGAATTTCTCGTATATAAAGAAGAAAAATTTTGACATATATCTAACTTAAATGAATTGAATATCTTATCCTTAGTCTTTTCTGGAAATGAAATCCATGTGGGTTCATTTGCTGTCATAAGGGCGTGTAAAAATCTACCACGACCCCTAAAAGATACAGTATAATAAACCGACGTATGAAATTCAAAAGGAAGAAAAGATGGGACCGCTCTAACCGATGTACTCCAGTCCTTTTCTAAAATACGCATTCTCGATGGATCTTTTCCTATATCATTCGGAAGATTGTCAAGAGAGAGTCGTGTATTTTGTGGAATACTCGGTGATTGAAACCACTTAGAATAGTCATATGTTTCAGATATTTCCCTCTTCAAATCACTCGATGATGAGTTTCCGTATAATTCAATCAGGCGTGGATCAATAGTATATGTGTTCATTAATTTGAAATATAAACATACGCTTATTTAGCTTTGTCTTCACAAAAAAAAATAAAAATTTTTATTTTCTTTTTTGATTTTTTTGATTTTTTTGATTTTTTGATTTTTTTGATTTTTTGATTTTTTTGATTTTTTTGTTTTGTCTACTTACTCGTTCGCCTCATCGTCGGACTCCTCCTCGGGCTCCTCCTCAGGCTCCTCCTCAGCCTCCTCCTTAGCCTCCTCCTCAGCCTCCTCCTCAGCCTCCTCCTCAGGCTCCTCCTCAGGCTCCTCCTCAGGCTCCTCCTCAGGCTCCTCCTCAGGCTCTTCCTCAGCCTCCTCCTCAGCCTGTTTGAGTTCCCAGCGACGGAGAGCATCAGCCTTCAAAGCAGCCTTGTCGTTGTCAACACCGTCATAGATTTGCTCACTGACAATGTTCTTGGAGAACGACCGCCACCTTTCCGCGAGCTTCTTTGCTTCGTGAGCCATATCCTCATATGGTTCCTTCTCCTCTGCGTCGAGTTCTTCCCACTGTTCCTTGGCGAGATCAGCACCCTCCTTACCCTTTACATCTGATTCCTTGAGAAACTCTTGTTTGAAGAAGACAAAGGCGGAGGTCGCACGGGGTTCCTTCAGCTTAGGTTCTTTAGGAGCCTTGGAAGCCTTAGGAGCCGCCTTGGAATTAGGCACGTGGACATATCCCGGGTTAGCTTCCATGAAAGCGGACTTGGCTTCTTCAAAATCGCTGTCAGCTCTAGCAAGCCATTCAGCTCTTTCGTCATCGTCAAGACCTTTCCATTGAGCAGCACCCTCGGTTATCATCTCCGCACCAGTCATACCCTCGTGACGACCCTCCTCGCGAAGAGCTTCACGATAACCAGCCATATACAGCTGATAAGCAGACTTCTTAAGCGGGAAGGCAGTCCCTTTCTCACGGTTTTCACGACGATCCCGAGCCTCGTGGGCTTTGGACTTGGCACTCGGAAACGCAATCTCCTTGAGCATCGTCTTCTGGTCTTCGGACAGATCGAGAGTAGAGAGAATCTCCTCGCGGTAAGCCATAAGAACGGAATTAGACATGTTCGTATGAGTATATGAGTGTGTGAGTTCAGTGTGTGGTTGTTAGATGCCACTATTCTCCGTACTTAAGATATGATTTTCTTCATTTTTTATAAAGATCATATGATGTAGATCCTGAACTATGGAGTAATCAAAGTCCAACGACTTTCAATATTTCTTAAATGAGAGTATCTATGAAAACATAATATAGTCAAGGATACATTTATTCATTTATCTCAATAGTAAATTATTCGTCTTTTAGTTACGAGAGTATGCATAATAATACTCGGTATTGTATAGTCAAGGATACATTTATTCATTTATATCAATAGTAAATTATTCGTCTTTTAGTTACGAGAGTATGCATAATAATACTCGGTATTGTCGTGTGTAAAGACCTTTTTATTTTGAATAAAACGAAACAATTTACTACGAGATATCTCTTCTTTGGATGCAGCATTGGTTATTGTATCCCATTTATCAAGAACACTCCTTGTTTTATTACATACCTTTTCTACGGATTTTGCGGTAGTTGGTGCGACTTTGATATCTACTTCACCTTTGATACAAAACCCATAAAATCCCACCCCCGTCTTATTTTTATAAGAGAGATTCGAATAAAACACATCGCGTCTTTTACTCAAGTATGATATGATATTGTCTCTTGAGCTATTAGCCCCAACATGGTCCATTATTTCGCTCATCAGAATCTTTGCCTTTGGATTGAATTCACACTTGGCTTTTATAAATTCAGTGACAATTTCTTCTTCTCGTGTATTATACGGGATGTCAAAATTATTATGGTTGATTTCTCTAAGTTTGATACCAAAATATCCATTAAGATTTCCATTCGTTGATGACTTTGTATTTTTAAGACGACCTTGTTTGAAACGACACTTTAAATAATCTTTAAATTTTTCTGTTAAAGCACCATCTTTATTTTTTTTAGTTATACGGAACCATCCGATGAGCTCCCTACCACATACTTCTGCACCTTTCTCTATAACACAATGCTCATGAACCCAATCACGCAAATCCTCGTTATCGTTGTCACAATTATATTCATGATTTGGTGCCACCGTGTCTATAATTTTGATCATTTTATCCTCGGCATTTAATTTGGAAATATTCGCGATTTTTAGTTTATTTACATATTCCTTTATTTCACACCGCTGTTCTTCTATAATATGTTCTTTCATCTTAATTTCATGACGAAGCATATCATTCGTTCGCACGTGTTCTTCGTTTTCAGAAAGAATTCTATTAAAATTATCCAGTGTACACGAGCGACTCTTCACGATATCATTTATAGTTCTAAAAAGATAATCAATAGAGATACCATTGTTATGTGATGTCCCACTTAGCAATATTTCTTTATATGTTTTACCATTTACTTCTAATGTTTTTTCATACGGCTTTATCCTTTCATCGCGACGAATAACATTTTCAATTTCTACCTTATTTTGAACTTTGAATGCATTTACTAAAATGAAATCTCCGAAATATTTACGATGGTCTCTCACTCTTTGATTTAGATTATTTGTTTGACCGTATTTAATATATTCTTGGTTTTTATTTGTGAATTTTCCAACATATACGCATTCCGTATTCAAAGGAAATTGGAGTATAGTTGCCTTTTCTGCTGCTTTTTCTGCCATGAGTTTTGACTTTATTGCTTCTTCTTCAGCGTCTTTTTGCATTTTTTTTATGTATTCTTCTTTCTCGTTTTTAAGAAGAGCTACTTGTTGTATAAGTTCACTTTGGTTATCATGTAGTACTTCGTGAATAATTGTTTCTAGTTTAATATAATATTCGTGAATTTTTGATGCTTTGGATGTATTTGCTCTCAAACATAATGACTTGAATGTATTCACACACATGAGTGTTTTTAAACTATTGTGACCCCCACTCCCTTTTTTTGCTACGGCACCTACCGGAGCAAAATTTATATAGTCACCTTCTTTATGAAAATATTTTTCAAGTACTCTCTTCGCATCATGTTTACGAGAAAATCCCATCCACTCCCACACATCATCTAAATCAACCACAAAGTCTTTAAATTGGTCATACTTAAGATAGCAATAAAAACTTGAGATGAAAATTTTTTGATCTTCATCTGAAAATCTCTCTTTAATTTTCTTTAAGAGTTTATCGTTGCTATTTTCTGATAGAATAACAACCGGGTTATTCTCAATGAGACCCACGATATCAAGTGTCTCCATGACTTATTTTATTATCTAGTTTTGTCTTTAACCTTTTTTGAAGCAAACGTGTTTTATGTATTTGCTTCGTTTTTAGGAAGCAAATATTTGCTTCCTTATTTTCGTACCAAACTATATATTTACTTATGCAAGATTATTTACGAATCGGTTAACATAGTAATGTATAAATCACAAAAAGTCGTTATATTTATGTACATTTATAGGAAGTTTATTCTTTTTTGCATTGAATTCTTTAGGGTCCCATTCCTTTTCCTCTTCTCGATCTATACTCGGATTTTCTGCGTAATTGCGTTCGTGAAATGTCCATAATTCTTTGCTACCTAGTTTAAACTCATCATGGGGTTCGGCTTTGTACCAAAAGACCTGGTCTTCTAAGTTATTTGATTTAGAGTTATTATTTATGACTAAACATTCGTAATTTTCCGTGGTTTGATTCATTACATCACAAAATACCTCAAATGTCGGAAACATACCTGCATAACACTCATATAAACGGCGTCTATTTTGGACAATATTTTCACGAAGTATAAAAACGTAGTCAATATTTGTTCTCAAGTTAGGTGGAATACCTAGTGCGTATTGCATCGTGATGATAAAAAACACCTTAAAATGTCTACCGTTCATAAATAACGACCGAACATGTTTACTTTTTGTCCAACTATTATCATATAAACAGTCATCAAGTATGACAAATGTTCGTGGGTCAATGGATGGTTTTCCACCACCAATACAATTTGTGGATATTTGAGCCTCTTCTTTTTTGTATTGGGTCATACACCTTGTTTGTCGTAAAAGTACCTTTTTAATAATTTCATCACTATATTCACCATGTATGAATAAAGGGGGTACCATTTTACCGTAAAAACAATTGGCGGACTCGGTAGCAGATATGACAGTTCCTACAGGTATATCTTGGTGATAGTATAAGAGGTCCTTACAAAGGAAACTTTTTCCGGTATCTCTTTTTCCGATCATAACAACGACTTTATCATCTTTTATACTTGCCATATCAAATTTCTTAAGTTGTAGCTTCATTGAGATACTTCATTATAAAAATGAATATAATTGGACCGCATGATATATAAGAATAACATGGAGGTTACTCGTGAAAAGTCATTTCATACGTTGGAATCGGTTATCGAAGACTCGTTTATCTCTCGTAATGTCGAAAAGGGTATTTATAATTATACCATTTGGAAATCCAAGTCTCGGTGTCAGAAATGCTCTTGGGATAATATAAATTTCCGGTCTACATACTTGAACAAGCTTAGACAAATCATGACAAATATATCTCCAAATTCTTATACAAATTCGGAGAATACCAGTCACATGTTGAAAAAACTTAAAGAAGGAACATTTCAGTCACATGAGATTGCGTTTATGTCATGTTACGATCTTGCACCAAATCACTGGGAAAAGATTATCGAAGAGAAAAAGAAAAGGGATGATATGATGTGTGAAATTGATTATGGACAGTCTACGACTCAGTTTCGGTGTATTAAATGTGGTCGTAATAAAACGACATATTATACGATGCAGACACGAAGTGCTGATGAAGGAGAAACCATATTTATCATTTGTCTAAATTGTGGAAAGCGTTGGAGGAAGTAATATACTTAATCGCAGCCAATTTCAAGTGGCTTACGGTTGAGATCGGGGTCAATGGTAGACTGGAGCCATGGGCTAACAAGCTTTTGGGGGTTGGGGGGTTCACTACGGAGTTGAAGATTCGCATTACGCATAGATTGTCCTACAGTGTTGATACCAACATGGTATCCGGCACTGAGAAAGTTTTGATCGCCAATGGAGCCTTGTCCAGAAGGGTTTGTTTGAGCCCACTTTGTTGTCGCTTCATTTGGGAGAAGGTCCTTTGGGTCAAGGTGATCCTTTGGGAAGCAGTCCTTGGGGGTAGAGTTATTTTTTGTTGGGTCTTCGTCATCGGACATGAGTGATTTTGGTCCCGCGTTTTGACCGAGGGGCTCGGATGGTTCTGGGACAGACCCACTGGATTTAGCGGTATAACCAACGCAATTCTCAGAGTCTTCAAAGTTTTCGGATAGTTCGGGTAATTCCTTTTTGGACATGGATGGCATGGCGTAAAGAATCGCACCAACTACAAATAAAAGAACAAGGACACCAAGAGCAACTTGAATCTGAAAACGAGACAAAGCCATAATTAAAACTAATAAATATAATTTTATGAATGGATAATTGGTATCTAGAAATTGATTCAAGGGAAAGAGGACTCTTCAAAGATGACCCATATATCATTAAAAAACAATTACAGGTCGGAGATATTCAATTAAGATGCAGTGATACATTGATTGTAATATTAGAAAGAAAGACAATCTCGGACCTTTTATCTTCTCTTAAAGATGGGAGGTATTCTGAACAGAAAAAGAGACTTGTATCTTCTGATGCGGTTCATAAAGGATATATATTAGAGGTACCTTCACCACAATATGACAGGAATTTGCCATCCATTCTATGGCAAATTATCCTCCGTCTTCAATTTAAAGATAGACTTGTTTGTTTCGTTACAAGTGGAATTAAAGAGACAGAGTCAGTACTTCTTGAAATGGTTCGTAAATTTCAAAAGGATAAGAAAATGTACACGTTAGAAAATAATACGAATAATCAACCATATGTGGAGAGTCTCCATATTTCTAAAAAAGAAAACATGACACCAGAAAGATGTTTTATCATGCAACTATGTCAAATACCCGGTATTAGCTTTAAAACAGCTTCTGTTATCACCCAAAAATGTAGTAATTTGTCTGTGCTCATAGAATTACTCAAATCAAAAACACCACAGGAAGTAAAAGATATGTTCTCATGTCCGTCGTTGGGATTTAAAAAAATCGAGTCTTTGAAAAAATATTTTATGATTCAACAAAATATCACCGAGGAGGATACCACCGAGGACGTAGTAACGGCTGAGGAGGATACCACCGAGGACGTAGTAACGGCTGAGGAGGATACTAATGAAGATATTACAAAAAATGAAGAAAAGGAGTTCTTAAGTAGAGGAAATAGTGTCATCTAACAACAACAACACACTGAACACTCACTCGACAAAGAACATGTCCTCTGCCTTTGTGTCTTACCGCGATCAGATCATCTCTGCTCTCGAGCTCACTGAAGACCAGAAGCAAGTTCTTGCTGACATTCCTTTCCCCGAGAAGAAGGTTAAGGTGGCGAAGCAGAAGCGTGAGTCCAAGTTCCCTCGCAAGAAACCAAGCTTCCTGTTCTTTATGACGGCTTACCGTAATGGTCTTCGTGACGAAAATGGTAAGATCGGCATTGGTCCTAAGGAAGTTATGGTGGAAGGCGGGGCTCAGTGGCAGCTCCTAAAAAAGGAAGAGAAGGATGTGTGGGAAGAAAAGGCAGTTGAAGACTTTGAGAAGTCCAAGGCAGCCTTTATGGAAGCGAATCCTGGATACGTTCACAAGACTGGCAAGGAGCCTAAGGAACCTAAGGAACCTAAGGAACCTAAGGAATCTAAGTTGAAGGAGCCTCGTGCATCCTCCGCCTTTGTCTTCTTCAAGAAGGAGTTTCTTGAAAAGGCAGAGGCTAAGGGGAAGGAGGCAACGGAACTTGCCAAGGAGTCTTGGGAGGGTCTCTCCGAAGAAGAACGCGAACCTTACGAAGAAAAGGCTCGTGAGTCTAAGGAGTATGCCTTGAAGTGGCGTGCCTTTGCCAAGGATATTGTCAGCGAACAGATCGCTGACGGTGTCGAGGATGACAAGGCGGCTTTGAAGGCAGATGCTCTCAAGCGGTGGGAACTCAAACAGGATGAGGAGGCTGAGGAGGATGAGGAGGCTGAGGAGGACGAGGAGGATGAGGAGGCTGAGGAGGCTGAGGAGGACGAGGAGGATGATGACGACGAGGCGAACGAGTAAGAACTTAAAAAAACTATAAAAAAAACTAAAAAAAAACTAAAAAAAACAAAAAAAAATCAAAAAATAAAATAAAAATTTTTTTAAATAATTTTTATAGTTTATATTTATATTCTTCTGGGAGACCACTGCATTTTAAAATATCATTTTTTGAGTTACTGGATTCTTCCCCGTAATATGAAACACATGTTATCAAATCTATGTGTTGTAAATTTTCTAAATTTTCTAGATGATCTTGTGAATCAAATATAAATATAATATTTCCTATACAAACTTTATGAAATGCATCTGTGTCAAGTAAATCTCCTAGAATATTAGGAAATAGTATATCTACTTCATAAGTTAATTTAGAAGCTATCTCTCGAATCTGTAAAGAACGAATATATGTATAAATTTCAAGATCGCTCATATCACGAATTACAGGTCTAAATTGGAAGTTATCAGAATCTATAAGTTCATCTTCTTGACATATAAAATCAAACATATCATAATCAGAATCTGTAAGACAATCTATATAGTCATGAGCCCACATAGTTATAAATTTGTTTTCATGTGCAAAACTAATCTTAGTGTAAAGATAGTAGTGCAATAAATGCGAGTTCATGTTACCAGAGAACGGGTTGTTTTCTATTTCTTCTAAACATGGGTGTTTTTCTTTACTGAATTCAAGTATATTTTCTATAATATAGCTCGGAAATAAATTACTGAATCCAATTGTTAATACCCTTCTTTGTATACTGGGATGTATAAATGTAAAATTTCTTTTAGAAATTTGCATTTTGATTATGCAAACTTATAATCATGTGTTACCAATTCATTTTTTATTTTTTGTCGCATTTCTTTTTGAGGGATTTTATGATAACACGGTAAAGTGCTTTGAATATTTTTCCTTCTCTTTCTTCGTTTAAGATTGGTATATCAATTTCTTCATTTAGTTCTTTTAGAAAAATATCTTTAAAGTCACCATCTTCGATAAAGCTAATAAATTCGATTATGAGTTTTTGTTTGGTATCTTCCATTATATATAGTTTTTTTTAATAATATTTCACATTACATGTATAACACATAAACCTCGATACATGTCTACAGATACAATCGCAATTATCAATGTGTGGCGAGGATCTATTTATTACAAGTGTAAATGGTCTATCCGTTTGGTGTCTCATACAACATTCGCATTGAGAGAGTCCTTCTATGATACTTATTCTCTCGTCCCTGGATTCAAAAATAGAAACTATATGATCTATAAAACGATTGTTATGTGAATATCCAAAAGTATTACATATATATCTTGCTTTATAGACACTAGCTATTGTATGAATATTATCCATACACTTTGAATATGGCTCCCTATGATCTGCGTTAAATGATAATATTTCATCAATTATTTCCCGTGGAAGATACATTATATATATGGTGGATTGATTACCCGAGTGATTCACGGGGATTCATTTTTCGTTCGTTTTTTAGAATCATTTCTGTTGTTTAAGTCAAGGTATGTTCAACGATTTTGATATCCTGGCATCACAACAAAATTCCCAAAATTCCCACAATGTACAAAAATCCCAGAAATCCAAAGTAAGTTCTACCAATAACCTAGATAAGGTATCTTATTCTGGACATTTACAGAAACAAGTTATAAATTGCTGGAAAAAGGCGTGTTTATCAAGTGATTACGAAACATGTTGTCATTGGACGATGGAGATGGTTCTATCAAAATGGCAAGACGTTCTTTGGGAGTCAATCCTATTATTTTCTGCAAAACATATTCATTCTCAAAATCCCAAAATTGGTTTATTTTTGAAAAAGATAAAAGAAGATTATCCCAACCTTAATATACCGAATTGTAAGCACGATACGGTAGAGATCTTTACTTTTATAATAGGTGTATTGATTTATTCACCTAAAGGAATCGTTTATCCAACACCATGTATAAAAAGTACCGAAGATGAAATAGAACACGTAATAAACACTCTTACTAAATGTACCTTATCTAATCATGTCAGGTCTGTAATGGTATCAGGAGATAGTATGGTTTTGGCTGGACTCTTAAATGCATGTACACAGCATTTAACATCATGTGATCTCAATAACTCCTTACGTATAATCGGATGGATAATTCAATTGGAAAAAAACAAAAAATATAAGGAGCATATTGTATCTGGGTCTAGGTATGATAATTCATCCTGGGTTTTTTTTCTATGGGATACATTAGTTGTATACGCTGAACAAAATAAAGTAGAATATAGAGATATAATAAAGTCCTGGAGAGAATTTTATTGTAATGGATATACGAAAACGATGAGAACATCACGTTTTCCAATGGTAATTAACGCCCTCATTCTTCTTTCTCAAAAAGAATATAGAGACATCCCATGTATACATAATCAGAGTATGATTCAAAAAGCATGTAAAAACGTAGAAAACATTCTAACAGATATAATTAAAAAAAAGGAAGAAAAGCATTCTTATCTTTTCTAATTATATAATGCATCAGTATGTTATCGTGTCTTTAATAGTACTAATGGCTTTCATAATTTGGAAGTTTAGATTCACAAATATTAGAACCGTCCTTGATAGAAAGTCTCTCCCCTGGGGTAAGATGTATATGATTAATCTAAAAGAAACGGAAGAAGGTAAACGTAGATGGCAAGTTGTACAAGAAAATCCATATCTTCGGAAGAATGTAATACGCTTTCCAGGTGTATATGGAAAAGATCATAACCCTCAAAAAGAATACGATGAAGGTATACTTACTCCAACATGGAATTATGGACGATGGAAATACTGGGGTAAAGATCTCGAAATACCATTAACTCCCGGAGAATATGGTGTGGCACTTAGTCATTATAACATATGGAAGAAAGCGGCTAAACATAATAAACCAACTTTCATATTCGAAGATGACGCGATTCGCCTCGATCCACAATTCGAAGAAAAAGTAAAAGCCTTCATGGATAAATTACCAGATGATTGGGATATATTCCTGGCTGGATTTTGGCTTCATAAGGGTGATGATGGAGAAAAAATTAATGATACAATATCTCGTGTACATAGTTTCGTTCTTTTAAATTCATATGTTATTCACCCACGTGGAGCTCAAAAACTCTTAAACCGATTACCCATAAACGCCCCCGTTGATACATGGATCTCTATGCAAAGTAATGACGTGAATATTTATAGACATTTTATGACTAAAAGAGATGTATTTATGAGAGAGACACGTCTACCCAGATCAATACTCGTAAAAACTAAAAGTAATAAAAGTCAAATAGAACATACAAATAACTGGTAATAAGTAATGTGTGATAAACGAAATCAACTCGCAGATAATATATCTTATCTAATTGAAAATTGGAGAGAGGTCCCTGTCGCAAATACAAAAGTTTTAATGGAAAACTTTCCATTCATATTACCACCTCAGGAACACTGGGATAAAGTAGTAAAAACCCTTAAATGCGATGGTTCTTCTAGTCATCATCATAACCATAACGAACATGAACCCGAAATATCACACTGCTACGAAGAATGTTTTGATCCTACAAGTAAAGAAGCCGCTGACTGGTATTCCGATGAATGGGAATCGGATTATGACGATGACGATGACGATTTTTATCACTGTGAAGGAGAAGCACCCCATTACCCTCCACACTGTCCCTCTCACTGTGCCCCTGCTCCATCTCCTGCCCCGTCTGCTCCAGCCCCTGCCCCGTCTGCTCCAGCCCCTGCCCCGTCTGCTCCAGCCCCTGCCCCTGCCCCATGCTACCATTAAATAAATTCCCATTACCGGGGTCGAGCCGGTTTACTTTATTAAAAAGATATCGAACTTACCCAATGTTCGAAATGGGAAGGATGTACTCACTACTTTGGATCTTCGAACCGGAAATCGAATCCGGGGATCTCGCTTGGAAGGCGAGTATGTTGCCACTACATCATTCGAAGAAATATAAACAAGTCTCATTCATAAGACTTCATAAAATTCATAAAAACTACACATCTTCTGTAACATTCGCATAATGGTTCTTTGAAAAGGTATTCTCATCATCAGTCACATTGGGGTGCTCAGTAGTAGAAGTATTTTGTTTATACGTCTTTACTTGTTCGGCATAAAACATATCCCTCTGTACTTCATTCTGTTTATACTGTTTCATAAGTGTATTCAAATCCTTTTCCATATACTCCGATTCGGTTACCGCATCTGGATTCGGATCCCAAGGAAGCCAATATCCTACTTGACCAACAAATACATTATGCGATCTATCCATTCGCTGAAGAACCTGAGCACGAACCTTTGCTTCTTCATGAGTATTATATACACCTCGTACCTTTAAGCCACGAATAGAAGTTGATCCACCAACCGACTCTTGAAACTCCCTTTGTAGAGTCTCTTCCTGTATATTAATAAAGTCATCAAATTTTTTATCCAAATTATCAATATCATTAAGCCCTAGACTCTCAATAAACTTTTTGGTATAAAATACATCGCGTTTTTTATAAATCTTTTCCGGTGATACAAAAGAAATACAACAAAAATTCTGTCCAGGTATCTCTTTATCTACATCGAGGTAGTCTTCATTTACAGGTGTGGAATCCATATAGATAATTTACATCTTACATTTAAGCCCGTTTTGAAATGAATTCCATGTTATTGGGGCAACAGGTACAGATTTTCCATCGGGTGTTTTTTTAATAAACTTATATTCAACGCGAGTCGTGGGTCCACCATATTGCCATTTTTTACCTTGTATTAACGAAGTTCCCGTGGGATCCCACGTATAATAGTTACTAAACTGCTCTTGTTTACGAAGCACCAGAAATATGAGAACTATGAACAGGACGTTCAATGCCAATATGATTATATCCTTCATTAATCATAACCGGATTTTTCTTATTGAGTAAAGATTCTAATTCCCTTAATAAACATTGCTTTGAATGTTCATGAAACCTTATGATCTTAGATGCCGTAGAAAAAGGAAACCAGCGTATCTGACTGATTTCCCTTATCTGCCCTGTATTTTTCATGTTCAAAGTAGGCTCACATGTATCATTAATAAAACCTATATAAAAACGATTCTTATATTTATGCCCATTTGTCCCAATAAATTCCTCCTCGAAAGGATTTATTGATTGATCAATCGTATACATACTTGAACTTATAGACGTCTCTTCAAACAATTCCCGCTTTGCACAATCTAACATGGACTCGTGTGGATTTAAATGACCCTTGGGAAACCCCCACTCCGGAAATTTCCATAAACAAGGAATCTTTGATTCCAAATAAATCGCATTCGTTCGCGAACGTTCAAACTTTTTCTTAGCCTGCTCGTAAAAAGCCCCATCGGGCTTACGTGTCTTAACATATACTCTATCCCATAAACCTCTATACTCACCCTCGCGAATCAAATTTCTTTCCGTAAATGTCATGTTTAATATCAAATGCATCATGTACTCCAAATCCGACTCTTGATATTTCCCAAGGACAAAGTCCGCAAAACAAAACGTATTCCTCCTACATACCATTAAACACTCATACGATTCTCTACGTTTTCTTAACAAAATAACCCCATAACTTCTATTAGCCTTCCAAGAATTCTTTGGTGCTTTTGTATTCATAAATATAAACTCTTTAAGTTGTTCTTAATCAAAATCACATAAATCTAAAAGATCGATATTACCAGCCGGTGGCATATCTAATTGCTCTTTAAGTCTTATTATTTCGTATTGTATGTAAACTCCGAATTTCCGCATCTTTTTTATTGATAATAATAGTCTGATTTTTCAATGTCTTCTGCTGCTCTAAACATTGTGAATAATAATTTACTCTCTTTTCATTTAGCTGCTTTATCCATTTTTCGTGATTTTTGGATTTAAAGTGCTGTTTTAATGAACTTCTGTTTTTAAATACGACACCTTTATATGATGAACACGGACATTTAATACCCGTTAAAAAATCAAATGGGATTGCATAGGTATACTCTCCGTCTTTATAATCTGGCTCATAGAGGAGTGGTGGACGTGTAATATCAAATGGCTCCATCAATAAAAAATAATTAGTTTATTCTTATTTATGCATCAAATTCAAAGTCAATTGTATCACAGTATTCATCGTTGTTAATTTCAGTCTCTTCGGTCTCTTCGATCTTATGGAGTTTTTGTACTTTTTGTGACTTTTGTACTTTTTGTGCTTGTAGAGTATATTTTGAAAACTTTTCTTCATCGAGTCTAACGTGAACCACACCAGTTCCACATGGAGGTGCTTGACCCATCATAATGTTTCCTGACACACCAAGCATATTATCGTAATCACCAAAGATGGCAGCCTTATAAAGCTGTTGATCCGCCTCTTCGAACGAACACTTGGCGAGTGGTCCTGATTCAGTAAGTTTCATACCATTCCTATCAATGGAAATCAACTTTCCCCGATATGTCATCATATCAACAAGCATCATCACATGACGTCTATCTACGTTGGAAGCATCATCAATAACCTCCAAAATCTCGCGAATGAGAATGTTCCGAGTCGCTTCAACACCAAGTACATCATATACTTCGTGAATATCGTTGGAGATAAGTCGCGTATCGTCTACAACTGGATACGAAATTGTATCTAGCATATTTGACCCATCTGTATCAAGAATATATTCGTTAATCGTATCAAATTTACCAACCTCGTTAATTTTTCCACCGCGTTTTTCACAACGCAACATGGTATTTTGGATACCATGGATACCCTTTACAACGATTGTATCCAACAAAACACCTTCTAGATTTCTCAGTGATTCCATTGTATCAACCGACTTTTTACCCGTAAAGCGAATACGCATAATGAGTTCTTCTGAATTATCGTCGGTGTAAATACAATGAATATCCTGTTTATAATTAGATGTAATACTATAGAAGATATCTTCCATCTCGAGATTTTTCCCGAGAATTTTCTTTTTATCAAACTTGAATCTTAGTAGCCATTTAGACATTGGAACCTCATCTGGCTTCACAATGTCCTCGAATTTCTTATAAAAGTCAATAAGCTTTTGGTCACTCTCGTCTTCAACAACAGTTGCTTCTTGGTTCGGGTCAAAGTATACCGTTGTTTCCAATACCAAGTCCCGAAGTATAGTCAACTCAAGCTCTGACCCCACCTTTTGTGCCATTTCCTTGTTATAACAATACGGTTCCTTTAGATATACCGTAAGAGATGGCTTCTTGGGAGATTTACTCAAGTGAAACAATTCCTGTAGACGAGGTACACCACGAGTTACATTCGATTTGGAAAGGACCCCCGCTTGGTGAAAGGTATTCAGTGTAAGCTGAGTACATGGTTCACCCAAACTCTGAGCCGCAATTGGACCAACTGCCTCTCCTGGTTCTGCACGTGTCGCACGATATGCGTGTTCCAATGTCCATACAAACTCATCAAAGACGCTTTTCGTCATACGTCTCTGACAACATACACACTTTGGACCCGCATGCATATATACAATGAATTTAAACATCCATATGCTCTCATTCATATCAGAAACCATACACCTTTTGAACATTGTGTCGTATGAATCCAATACATAAATTGGATCAAGATCAGTCACAAGCGTATTATTATACGAGAAAGATTCCAATAATCTTCTAACGTGAACCGCGTGAGCAACCGTGGACTCCGGACACCCAATTGATATATCATTCACGTAATATTCTCTCATATCAAACAACTCCTGAAGATGCTTTTTAAGTCTCTCAGAAACACCAGACTTTTTCATACGTTCTCTCGCATTTTTATCCAGACACTCAAGCCATGGATCATCTTTTACATCAAAGCCGTATTTCAATTCAATCTGTGACTTATCCATGTCCAATACAGGAACCTTTTGGTGCTCAATAGAAGCACCCTCGGCTCCATCGTCCCCATAAACGAATTGTACAATATTAGAATTTGCATCCTTAACCGCATAACTCCACGAAACAATCATATCCTCGAGTGCCTTCATCAACTTTCTCTGTAAATAACCAGTACTTGAAGTCTTTACAGCGGTATCAATCAAACCTTCACGCCCACCCATGGCGTGAAAGAAGTACTCGAGTGGATTCAATCCATCCTTAAAGGATCCCTGTACAAATCCACGACTTTCCGCACCGTCATCAAATTGACAAAAGTGAGGAAGAGTCCTATTTGAATAACCATATGGAACACGCTTTCCGTCAATATCCTGTGGTCCCAAACACGCGGTCATCTGCGACAAATTAATGAGTTTGCCTTTGGACCCGGAATTTACCATATTCATAAAGCGATTTTCCAAGTTCGTAAAACGATCTTTGAGCATGTTTCCAGCCGCGTTACGAGCACCATTGAGTTGCATATTCACCTTTTGCTCAAATGTATTCTGATTTGTACCAGATGTAAGATTCTCAAACATGTTCAAATGAATCGTCTGAATTGTCGTATCAACCTCCATCTTCGTCTGATTGATCTTTTCCTCAATATCCTTTGACAACTCACTATCCAAAATCAAATCCCTTACACCCACACTAAACATGTTCTTCATCAAATATGCTCGGATAATATGCTGTGTATTGTTAAAGAATTCTAGACACCTTTTAGGTCCCAAATCCCTAAAGATAATATGAATCAACTTACCAAATACCTTTTTATCAAACATTCCATACTTAATAACACCACCTTCTATCAAAACATCCTCGTCTAGTTTATTTTTCGTTTTGAGCTGTACAGTATTAGGAATCGCATACGTAAGTGCTTCGATGCCAGTAAAGACCTTTTTCCTATCAGGATAATCTTTCAGAAATTTACCTTGATATTTTGTATTCCAAGCGAGAATATTCATCATTTCACGATGCGAAAAGGCAGCCTTTTGCATCGTAAGTAGATGACTCCCTACCACTGCATCTTGTACAAAGGAGATAATTGGCGAGTTCTGTGCGGGACTAATAACCTGACGATGAAGTGCCGCAAGACACTCCAATTCGTTCTTACTCATAATACTTTGAGGCATATGCATGTTCATCTCATCACCATCAAAGTCTGCATTATAAGGCGTTGTTGCTGCCACATTAAGACGAAAGGTAAGTCCGTCCAAGACACGAATGCGGTGTGACATCATCGACATTTTATGTAGTGATGGCTGACGATTAAACAATACGCGGTCACCATCAATAATATGACGAATAACAACGTCCCCAATCTCTAATAGAGATGCCAAATTGTTTCGGTCGATATGATTCAACGAAATCGTCTTTGAGGTACTCTTGCGATAGACAGAACGAGCACCGGGGTACACTTTATGTCCATTACGAATACTCTCACGAAGACGACGGATATTCTTCTTATTTACTCTTTCCGGATATGTCATTTGCATCGCTATTTTCTTAGGTACACCGAGTTCATCCAAGTCAATTACCGGATCTGGTGTAATAACTGTGCGAGACGAAAAGTCAACGCGTTTTCCCATAAGATTTCCACGAATACGACCCTCCTTTGTCTTGAGTCGCTGACGAAGTGCCTTAAGTGGTCTCCCCGAACGTTGAGCCGCAGGAAGAACACCCGAGATTTCATTATCTACAAGAGTTGCTACATGATATTGTACGACACTTCGCCAATCCTCAAGAATACGACCTGTAACACCATTCTTCAACTTATCCGCAAGATACTTATTATACTTAATCAAATCACAATATTTGATCGTTAAATCGTCTTCCATACGCTGTCCGTTTTCTTGTTTTACCGAAGGGCGACACGCAGGTGGACATACAGGAAAGACTTCACATATCATCCAACTTGGATGACATAGCTTTGCATCAAAGCCCAGGATTTCACAATCCTCTGCCGTGATACGCTGGAAAAGACGAAGTGTATATTCGGGAGTAAAATGGACCTTGGTATCCGCACCCGTCGCATCTTGAATCTGAGCGTGAAATTTACACAAGTCTGTTTTGACAAACTTTGTTGGAACTTCTAATTCACATGATGGACACGTCTTTACCTTTTTTGATTTTTCTACAATATATAGCCAACGATTTTTCTTTGATTTTGATAGGTGTTCTTCTTTTTCTTCATCCGTAAAAGTTACAAGTCTCGTTCCGCAATGATGACAAATACACTTTGCAATTTTTTGTACCATGGAAAAGTACTGTGCGTAAAATACCGGCATGGAAAGCTCAATATGACCAAAATACCCAGGGGTTTCCTTATTGGAAAGCATATCCGTGGCACATTTTTGACCATACTCCAATACACCCATTCTAGGATCAAAGAGCCCACCGATCACAGGCTCGTTTCCATTAAACGTCTCATGTGTCGTAACTTCAACCACAGATTGCTGCCTTATTTCCTGTGGACTCATGATACCAAATTGAACTCCGGAAATACGTGTGACATCGCCGTTATAGTCGAAATCGTTTTCGTAAGCCATACTTCACAAGATTATGGTATATTAGATTTAAATACATTCATTTTTCATTCAGAAGAAAATCTTTTATAACAATCATATAATGGTAGATATCAATATTCTAGCAGTTATATCATCTATTATTGTTGTTCTTTTTATAGTTGCATTTTTTACACGCAAGTATTGGATGAAGTGGATACAAAATATTATGTTAAAAGAAGAACCAAAAAAAGAACCCAAAAAAGAGCCAAAGATAGACTCTACAGAAATAAATTTCACCGATGAGTTTTCCAAAAAAATTAACAAAAAATTAAGTGGAAATGAAGTCTTTCATATTGGGGATAATATTTTTACATATGACCAAGCAGAAGCCATGTGTAAATCACAGGGTGCGGAACTAGCCACTTACGATCATGTTGTTGATGCTTATAAGTCTGGAGCCGAATGGTGTAGTTATGGATGGAGCAAAGATAATATGGCTCTCTATCCAACACAAAAATCAACATATGATGCACTTCAAAAGGTGCCAGAAGAACATAGAAACGACTGCGGAAGTCCAGGTATAAATGGCGGAGTATTCGAGGATAAAAGTCTACGATTTGGCGTTAATTGCTATGGCAAAAAACCTTCTGAACCCAAAAACCCACCTAAGGCTCAAGATTACTTAACACGACATAAAGAGAGTCAAAATACACTTGTTAATTATTTCAAAGATACAAAAGACAAGTATTCTATACTTCCATACAACCGAAATAAGTGGCGTAAGTAGATTACACTATAATATATATAAAATGACTAGCGTAAAGCGTATGATGAAGGATATTCAACTAATGGAACAGTCTGAGTTACAAGGTGTTTATTTCAAAGTATCAGACGAAAGTATGTTTGATGTTCATCTTATGATAGTGGGTCCAAGTGATACTCCCTATCAAAATGGACTCTATTTCTTTACATTGAATTTTGACAAAGAAAAACATCCGTTCGTACCTCCAAAAGCCAAATTTTACCAAGGACTACAAGGTACACGTTTTCATCCAAACTTTTATTCGAATGGAAAGGTATGTTTATCTCTATTTAATACATGGCAGGGACCTAAATGGAGTGCATGTCAAACTCTATTATCGATCGCATCAGTTATACTTTCATTATTTGATGATAATCCTCTTGTACACGAACCCGGGTTTGATGACCCCATGCATATCCAAAAACAAAACGAGTATAAGCAAATTATAAGCTACATGAATATAAGAAATATTATTGAGGTCATGTACTCAATGAACGATTCAAATATTTTTGGATTATTTGAAAAGGAAATCGATGACCACGTGCAAAAGAACCAAGTAAATATTGAAAACTTTATTGTTGATAAATTTGTTGGCAATCATTCAAGATATAACCTGTCTATATATAACATGAGAGGTGTATATGATGGGGATAAATTACATAATGATTTTAGACGCGTTTTTTTTTAATTCCTCAAAATGTAGTCGTAGGATAAATGGAAAATACAACTACTCCAATTGATACATTGCCCAATACGTCTTCAAAGGAGGAAGATTTAGTGAATAAAATCTTAAGTGAACTTGAGGAAACGGAAGAGACTCGTGAAGACCCAGATATACCGGATATACCCGATATACATGATATACAAAGTCCTGTAGTAGAACCACCAATGCCTTCTAATATACCACTTGCTATACCACCCACTATAGTACCAGAAGATACGACTCCTCCTACAACAATATATCACGATGAAAAACCAAAATACTCTATGATACAAAGAGCTATATCATTTATCAATAGTGATACATTCATGTACCACGTTAAGTTAGCTATCATTGTTGTTATACTTTACATGTCTATAATTATGTTTTCTGATAAGATTATGACGGTAATGTCAAGGATTCCTCTGTCACTTAATGAAGAGGGGAATTTAACGCACATGGGGAAGTTGTTTCAGGCAGTCGTATTTGGAATTGCTGTATCTGTTTCAAACAAAATTTTAATTGGGTAAAGTAAATGCAGCGACTTTTAGAAATTGCTATAATTTCAGTATCTGTCCTTTATGTATTGATGCATGCAATGGAGAAACATGTCAAACCACTGTTGGTTACAACTACATTACTTCTTCTAGCAGCCATTTTTAAACAAAAGGTTGTATTTGCATTTGCGTTTGCCCTTTTATTAAATTACCTAACATTTGATGTTCTGGAGGGCTTTGAGGAATCTCAAAAGGAATCCGACAAGGAATCCAAAAAAGAATCCAGTGAGGAATCCAGTGAGGAATCCAGTGAGGAATCCAGTGAGGAAACCAAAAAAGAATCCAGTGAGGAATCCAGCATACTCCCCACCACTGGGGAAGAATTCACACCAAATATTATGGAAACTCTAAAGCAAGCTTATGAAAACATGACCCCGGAACAAATTGAAAATATGACAAAAGATACAAAGGAACTTATGACATCACAAAAACAGCTTATTGAGACTCTTCAAACAATGACACCAATTGTAAAAGAGGGTATGAAGATGATGGAGATGTTTAATAGTCTAAAAAAGAAAAATTAGAAGTATAATAATCACCTAAAATCTAAAGAAATTTACCAATTGGTTCATCGGAAAATCCAATTTTATTTACAAGGACCTTTTCTCCACTATTTGATACATTTATAGAACGTTCCATTGGCTGCGGTCCCATTTCCAAATCACGAAGGTAATTATCACGTTGTATAACCTGAACAACTATTTGTTCTGCACAATAATCGATGACAAGTTTATTTAACTCTCGTATTTGTTTTAGAATATCAGTGGGTATATTCTTACAATGCTGTAGAAAAATTGATCGCATAATCAACTGTAATTGAGTTGAATCTTGTCTTCCAATTGTCTTATTAGTTTTTATAAAAACATCATAGCGTATTTGTTCTTGAATCGAAGCTTCATTTAATGTAGAAAAATATGCGTCTGACAAAGGTGTGCTTGATTGAATTGTAGATATCATTATAATATATTTCTCTTTTTTTAATAGGATGTATGAACTCAAATTTATAACAGAAGTTGTTGTAGTTGGTATTTTAGTTGCTTTTATAGGATCATTTGTATTTTTTATGGGAAAAACTAAAACAAAAATTGATAGAAAATTTTTATTTAAGCTATTCTTAACTGGAGCAATTATTCATATTCTATGTGAATTCACAGGTATAAACAATTGGTATCTTCAAAATGGAGCAGCACATTTGAATCAGCATATGTACAATACTCAGTATAATACTCAGCATACCACTCCTTTTACAAATCCCTCTTATTCGAAATCCTCTTATTCAACTCCTTACTCTTCCAACCCAACCCAATATTTATCTCCTTTATCTAGAATGCCAACGAGTAGTTTACCTATGCAATCAAGATATTATTAGGTGAATTTATTAGGTTACATTGACTTATGATACTCCCATCCCACGTGTTCGCATATTTTCTTCCAGATTTGATCTTGTTGGTGGAGCTTTTCTCTTGATTTCAAAAGAGGGAATAAGGGTTTAAGTTCATTCATCCCAAGTAATTCTACAAATTTATGAAGTACATAAGAATAACTCAAAAAGTTTTTTCTATTTTTAGGACAATATTCAAGAAAGGGTCCTTGTATTTCTTGAAACATGAGTCGAAATGTCTCCTCGGTTTGTCTCGATATACACGGTGGCGGTTTTCCATTTAATTGATTCATTATATGAGGAATATGCTCATAGTACTTGTTTAGTTTGAGTTTTTTTAATAAATTTCTTACCTTGGCATGTGTTAAATTTTCTAAGTTATGTATTCTCTCCTTTTTAATTTCCTGTAAAATGAGATATAATACATGCTTAGGTATCTGTGTCGTTTCTTTTGCCTGAAATTGAGCTATCCATTCATTAAAGTGATTCGATCTCCTATAAGAATAAGAACTTGTCTCTTTCGGTGGCTCCCTATAAGAAGGCTTATCGGTATCAATAAGAAAATTCTCCATATAGCCGCACCCAGAGCATTCAATTAGTCCTTCTGTTATAGAACAACTCATTATCGTCTCACAATTAGAGCACTTCTGTTCTATACTATTAGGAGTTTTATCCTGACCATTTTTTGATGTCCAGAGTGTTTTTTTATGACACGGTAACTCCATCCGTTGTTGATATATATTTCTTAACTGCTCACGAGACGCATGTGATAAATAAAAAGACTTTTGTATATCGTCGTCAGAATCCCCTTCGGATTCCCATAAGGATTCTGATAGGGATTCCGAAACGCGGTTTAAAGGGTCTAAGGGGTCTAAGGGGTCTAAGGGGTCTAAGGGGTCCAAAGGATCCAAGGGGTCTAAAGGGTCTAAAGGGTCTAAAGGGTCTAAAGGGTCTAAAGGGTCCAAGGTGTCTTCTTTTAGAACATCTATGCTTTTAAAATATGATACGACACCTTTAGATACATTCTGTACATCCTGTTCAGATACATTTTCTATTGAATCATAATATTGAAATAATAAATCGCCTGTTTTGAGGTAGTATTCTTTTTTATCTTCCTTTATTCTTCTAATTTCTTCTTTCAATTTATCATATTTATATGAGATATTTATATCAGAAGAGCTATTTAATTGCATCTCTAAATATTCGAGTTCCTTGTTGAGTTTTGGTAGTTCCGATTCTCTTGTTTTTATTCGATTCATCAAATTGACATGAAGTTTATCAAGTGTATCCATACAATTAAAGAAATGCTCTAATGTTAATTACTAATACAAAAAATATTCAATGGTATAAATGCGTTCTTATTATTTTCTTGTGTTTCTATTATTTATTTTGTTTCTTTTGTTTCTTTTGTATTTTGTATATACCCACAAAGAGTCATTTACATGCAAAGATAAATCTATTATAGAACAGTGTGTTCAGGAGTTTAAAGAAGATACATGTCCACCTCCCGGTTCATCTGATAGGGAAAAATGTATGGCAAAGTATGATGTATGTGGTGCATACCCCGATGGATGTTATCAGTCATATGGTGTGGGAGATGCGTCTGATACTGGACTCGCTGAAGGTCAAGGAATAGGTAATAAAAACCTATGTGAACCACTATGTCAAAGTATTAATGATTGTTGTTTTGCAAAATCATCATCAAAAAGTTCTATATTTTCCTCTTAAATTTTCTCGTAGTATTTATCGGAAACGCATTGCTTTCTTTAGTTTAACCTGTGTTTTTGTCTGTTTTATACCGTTCTTTCTTCTATACTTACAAGACCCTCTACTTATAAAGTCTAGATCCATATCCCAATCAAATTCTGGTACGACGGGTTTCATGAATCTATGAGATGGAGAAAAAGATAAACATTTTAAACATAGTTCTTTTGGGAGATATAATCTCGCTTTTTTACGACATATCTGTGTAAGCACCACATAAAAGGACACATCGGATTCACTTCGAAACGCCTTCATCAAAGACGATTGTTCAATTAGTACATATTTTTTTTCAAACTCAAAAGACGAAAATAATAGTATCTATCTAAAAAATTAAATACCTATCTTATAAGAAATGTCATCCGAAATGGCACCATCCGAAATGGCACCATCGTCAAAATTATCATCAACTGTTATGAAGCAAGTCAAAGAAGGAACACAATGCTTTTCTAAAGGTCTACCAATTGCACTTTTAATAATACCATTATCACTTTTTCTCATGTCTCCTTCGCGAGATAAAGCCTTATATGCGGGAGGAGCTCTTTTCGCATTCATATTTGGATTACTCCTCGTAAGTGGGTCCGCTGATCCGGGTATAGATAAACCTGCCTTTTTAGGAAATCATATATCCTTTTACGGTATCGCCCTTGGATATTTTGCAGGTAATCTACTCGCTAAGGCGTATTTTGAAGAAAAATTAGGAAATATGCTCTCCGTTTTCGTCATGACATGTATTTTATGTGTCTTGCTCTCATGGTCCCTCTATAGTGAAAATATGAACCGGGTGCCCATTGAAATTGCATCTTCTTTTGCAGGTATATTCTTTGGTGTTCTTATAGGTATGACATTCACGTATTTCAGTCTCCAACCAAAAAAAGCAGAAGAGGAAAAGGAGAAAAGTATCATGTGTCGAACATATAAGGATGGGAATTTAGTGCACTCCGAAACAATCATACCCGAAGAAGATTAGAAAAATGAATCAAATTGGTAATAAAAGAACAAATCATGGAATCTACGGTTCAATTATCACTTGATACTATTCTTACTTGTGTTCGTAACTACGAGAAACATACTGAGCAAAAAATTGGAGAACTCGAAAAGACCCTCGAAACAAAGAATGACCTTATTGATACACAAAACGACCTTAATAATCGTCTTAAAGAAGAGATGAAAGACTTTCTCAAAGTATCATATGCGAACAAGTGGAAGAAACAAGTAGAAGAAACACAAAAACAACTTGATGACCTGGAAAATAAATACCGGGAAACACTTAATGCCAACCGAATGTTGAATAAGTCTCTCGAAGAACTCTCGGATGAAAAGACAGAAGTCATATCCAAGTCAGATGCTTCTACACAAACGGATACGATTAAAATTGCAACAAAGAAGACGAACTACTATCTTGTTGAAAATGAACTACACACGGAAGATAAAAAGGTTATTGTGAGTATTGTTGTGTTTTAAT